TCAGGCAGGGAAATAGGTTATTGAATGCTCAGGTGTATCATTTTTTGCTCGGATCACGACATCCCAAATCCCGGTATAAGGCACAGTTAAATACACTTCGCCTTCCGCATGACGGCAAATAGAATCCTGCGTAGTGCTATTCGCTTCAGTCATGGTTTCCTGTTCACTACTGCTCATTTGCACTTCAAATGTATTTGTACACCGAACAATGACCGTATCACCACCAAACAGACTTAAACACGTGCGAATTACAGACATACATCCTCCGCGACACGCAGTCATGCGTATGCTTAATGAAACGAATTTATTGGTTATATTTCCCACAGCGGGATTTCCATAAAAGCAAAATGCATACGGCAAGATTGTGATTTAGATCAAGTGACTCACACGTTTAAAGCAAATCAGGGGGTGGAATAAGACGATACTATGACTACCTGACACTTATTAGGATTTTTGATAATCAAGCGATAGCGCTTAGGGATGCCGACGTTATCTCATCCAGCCACACAGGATTAGCATCACAGCGAAACAACTTAAATCGTATTTTAAGTTGTATTTATACGCAATTATTACACGTACCAATGACGAACGGCGGTGGCTTTTTTTAAACAAGATTAATACCTGCTTGATAAATGACAACCTAGGTTGTACATTGAACGGATGAAAACGACACTTGCAGAACGATTAAAAACCGCCAGAACTGCACAAGGGCTTAGCCAAAAAGCACTTGGCGACATGATTGGCGTATCTCAGGCCGCCATACAGAAGATCGAGGTGGGGAAAGCGTCGCAGACAACCAAGATTGTTGAGCTTTCCAATTCACTACATGTTCGCCCTGAATGGCTGGCAAACGGCGAAGGCCCAATGCGTAGCAGCGAAGTCACTCGCTCACTCCAGGAACCCAGCATTCCGCCAAAATCCGAATGGGGCACCGTATCAGCTTGGGACAGCACAACAGAACTATCAGAGGACGAGGTGGAAGTGCCTTTTTTAAAGGATATTGAGTTTGCTTGCGGCGACGGACGCATTCAAAGTGAGGATTACAACGGCTTTAAGCTCCGTTTCTCCAAAGCGACGCTGCGTAAGGTGGGTGCAAATACGGACGGTTCAGGCGTTCTTTGTTTCCCGGCAGCCGGCGACAGTATGGAACCCATCATTCCTGATGGAACCACCGTTGCGGTTGATACTAACAACAAACGCATCATTGATGGAAAACTCTATGCCATCGCTCAGGAAGGCGGCGGCAACGACAAACTAAAACGCATCAAACAACTTTACCGCAAGCCGGGCGGTCTTCTCGTCATCCATAGCTTCAATCGCGAGACTGACGAAGAAGCCTACGAATCCGACGTCGAGATCATTGGCCGTGTGTTCTGGTATTCGGTGCTGCTATAGCCCGATACTGGCGGTATCCCGCGCCATAGCGCTCTCTTTTCTGCTCATCAAAGCCGGTGGATCGATACGGACACCGGTTTGTTTTATCAACCAATATGTTGCCTATAAAAGGGTTGTTAATAACCGCTTTATCAACAAACGTTTCAGCGCTAAAAAACGTTTACCCCCGCCCAAGTAACCTTACCTACGCGTAACAGTTTTATACAATCCCCGTGCTATTGTTTCACCAACCCTTGTTGATGTTGTGTTATTCATCCTGTCTATGTTGTTCCTTTCCCGCCCTGTGGCGGGATTTTTTTTGTCCCTCATCGGGCCTCTTTTTCGTGTACCCCCTCCAGCTGTCATTTCTTTTTACAACCAAAAACAACTTAAATTAAAACTAAAGATGTTGACATGAAAACAACTATAGTTTTAAATAGACACATAGCAGCAGGGAAGTCTCTGCAAAAGTAACAACCCAGTTTTCACGTCAGCAACAACACACATAACAATAGGGTGATTTATGACTGAGCCACAATTTCGCAGTAAAGGTCCTGAGCTTCTGGTCGAGCTTTCTCAACACGTTGCCGATACGGTCAAAACCGTTACGGAGTTAGATCCACAAACCGCCGAACTGGTCGGCAATGCCGTTGCCAAACATATGATGACCGTATGGGGCGGGCAAAACGTTTATTTCCCGATGGGAATATCCTGGCGCGCGTCTCAACGCGATCTTCAAATCTATGAAGAGTTTGACGGGCGCAATCACAGCGCTCTGGCTAAAAAATATAATGTCTCGCTGCAATGGATTTATAAAATTGTCAGAACGATGCGAAAAGAGGAGCTACAGGCAAAACAGCACACTCAGGCATAATGCAAAAAGCCATGAATTAAAAACCCAGGTGATAATTAAAATAAAACAATAAAAAAGAACATTTAATAACAACTATAATTTTTTATTTTAATAAAAAATAACCTAAGTCATGAGAATTGTGCAAATGTAGCAAGGTATTCCTATACGCTGGCGCAGGACCACACACGCAGTTTGAGGCATGACAGATATATTCAAAGATAATACCGTATGGTAATTAATAGAATGGGTACGTTTGCGTATCCATTCTTTTTTATCTCTCTCATTTTGTTTACTCTCAAAAAAATCGCCCTTCTGCACTCTTACCTCTCTTCTTATTCAAATCAATCAGCTAAAAAAACCACAAACATGCATTTATAATGCACAAATCAATTTTTAACCATTCCGAGCGTGATAACGTTGCCCCACGATCCCTTCGGTGTATTGAAAGCACCGAGTGAAAAAAAATAAATGGGGGCAATTGAGAGCAATGAGTGAGAAAGCAAGAAAGCGGTGGCAACGCCGCCCCGGAACCACTGGCGGTAAACTTCCCTGGAATGACTGGCGCAACGCCCTGATCTGGCGCAGAGCAACGCAAATTCTGCTATTGGCGATCAACGTTTATATCGGCATCACCTTCTATTTTTGGGTACGCTACTTTGAAACTGGCGGCACGAGTCTTTATATGTCGAGACCAGGCGGCATAGAAGGTTGGCTGCCAATTGCCGGATTGATGAACGTTAAATTCACGTGGGAAACGGGTAGTTTTCCCCCTATCCACCTTGCGTCAATGCTATTACTTATCGCATTTATTCTCACCAGCCTGTTACTGAAGAAATCGTTCTGCTCCTGGCTGTGCCCTATCGGCACAATTTCCGAGTGGGTCGGTGCTGTAGGGAAAAAAATATTTGGCCGCCATTTCATTCTTCCTAAGTGGCTGGATATTCCACTGCGTAGCCTGAAATATCTGCTATTAGGCTTTTTCCTCTATATCGCCTTATCAATGCCAGCACAGGGCATTTATATGTTTCTGATGTCGCCCTACGGTTTGATCGCTGACGTCAAAATGCTCGGCTTCTTCCGCAATATCGGCACCATAACGTTAGTCTGCGTTTTTCTTTTTACGTTTGTCAGCCTGTTCGTCCGCCATTTTTGGTGCCGCTACCTTTGTCCCTACGGCGCACTCTTGGGGGTATTTTCGCTGCTGTCGCCCTTCAAGATTCGTCGCAATGCCACCAGCTGTATCGATTGCGGCAAGTGCGCCAAGGCCTGCCCGTCCAACATCCCAGTAGATAAGCTGATTCAGGTGAGAACGGCAGAATGCACGGCCTGTATGACCTGCGTCGAATCCTGCCCGGTAGCATCAACGCTTCATTTCTCACTGACGAAACCCTCGGGTTCACAGGAAAAAAGCAGCGAAACAACCAAACCGCTATGGCGACAAACTGCATTGTCCGGTATTACGATGACGGTACTGGTGCTCGGCATTCTTTTCGGCATGATCGGCTTTGCGATGTACATCGGCGGCTGGCACAGCCCGATTCCCGAACACATGTATTTCCGGCTCATACCCGGTTCACAAAGCATTGGTCATCCATAAAGAAAAAGGGGCCGAATTGGCCCCTGATTTTCATCTGCACTGAATAACAGATTACATGTTATCGATGATGTCTTGCGCAAACTCGCTACATTTCCGTAGTTTAGCGCCTTCCATAAGACGTTCGAAATCGTAAGTCACGGTCTTGTTCTTGATCGCGCCTTCAACGCCTTTAACAATCAGGTCAGCCGCTTCGAACCATTGCAGGTGACGCAGCAGTAGATATGAATTTAACACCTATATAATTGATTTATATATGTAATTATGAAATCTCCATTCAGTTTCATGACAAAAGCATACGATTACAAAACATTGTTTTAATTACAAATCAATTTTATTTTGGGGAATGACTTTCGGTATATTGTGGGGGAGAATTACTGGGGAATAACCGTCATAAAATCAGGGATGAGAAAATGGAAACAATCAACTATAACGGAACAACAATCTGCGTACTCGACGACAACGACATGCTGACTGATTGCCCGGTCGGTTCATACGCAGTGATCGAGGATAGTGGCTACTATGTCGCTGTACGCATCGGCGAAACTGACGCGCCAGCGATTCATATCGATCCCGTTCCTACACTCGAAGATGCCCTTGATATTATCGCTGGGCGTCTATCGTTTTTTGCGTGATTAAATAGCGTAGGTAATACTAAAAGGCAGGAACACGGTTGCCGAGGACGCGCCCATTACTTTCACTGTCCCATCTTTCAAGATATGCACCATCGCAATAGCCCCAGAAATAGGCACAAGGCCAGCGCCGCAGGGTTGTGTCGCAAATGCCTGATCCGTTACCGGGCGAAGCCGTTCCGGTAAAGCCCCAAGCGTTTGATCTGCAGCCCAGGTATTATTATCACGGGAGAGGTAGTAAGACAGCGTGACGCTTTTCCCATCCTGGTTCACTGTATAATACGGTGTTGCTGATGCACCTCCAGCAGTAAAATATCGGGCTGGGAGATGTATATACCCAGTCTTACCAGCATTGACAGTTTCGCGCTTACGTAGTCCGTCACGTCCTGACTTTGTGAACCATGCGGCGATGGCTCGCGCCCACGACATACCCATCAGCATTGAACCGAACACAGTTTGGTGAATGTTATCCATCATGACCGGATCGACCAGACTGCGACCAGGAGCAAGCAGGCGCGGTGTAACCAGTCCGTACGCATCATGACTCATGAGGTTCATTTGCACACCAGCCGCACCCAGCGTTTGCATTAGGTTCAACCGGTACAGCGTGCCGCGATGTGAATTGCCGCTATTCTGCCCGATATGATCTGTTGTAATTCCGGTAGTAGTGATGTCGGCGCGCGTGTAAAACATGGCCGGAATCCCGACAACAGGGATGACGCTATGCGATTTACAGTAATCGATCATCCCCATTATGGTTGTCGCGAATGCTGCGTAACCGCTCTGAGCCTGAATGTCATTAATGCCAACCTGAATTAGACAGAAATCATACCCAGTGATATCAGTAGCGAGTAATCTCGCGCTCTGCTGTGCCGCCGTCTCGCCGCGTACCGACAGGTTCAATAGGTCGGTGACCTGGCTTCCTCCTATCCCAGCCAGATATTGCGCTGCAAACTCAAACTGAGATTGAATCGTCACATCCCGGTCACCGGTGCTATCGCCGACAGAAACTAAATTAATGGGAGGGATGCCAAATTGTTTTTTACCTCGAATGCGCGTGGGGTACTGAATAGTACACACACCGCCTGAGCTACTGCTATTTTGATATCCACACGCCCATCCAACTGAAACAATTGGACGTACAGTGTTATGGCGGCAGATAACGACGCCATTTACGACAATACCGAAACTTTGGCTGTCAAAAATAACGATTCCTGTAGACGCGTTACCGAAATTGTATGGAGCGATATCCAGATTTTTCACCGGATAGTTAGTTTCAACTTGATAAGTTGTGCTCCAGCGCTCATTTACAGCAATAGCTGTTTTTTCCACATTCTGTCTGGCGATAATCCAGCCGCCGTCGATCTCTACAGCAACAGACGGAAAATTCCCGCCATCTCGCACAGACGCTTGCAAGAAATCACCGGGCACCGCTGCGAACATGGCACCAATGAAGGACGTGGCAGGCACGGTAAAGGTGATTGCATTAGTTGTTGTGTCGGTTGCTGTGATCCCAAGTGTCGCAGGATCTGTCGCATACGTTAGCGATCCAGCAGGCCACGCACTTAGCGAGAAATACTGAGGATTGAAATCTGAAGTAAATGTCAATTTTTCCGGTATGTAGAGATCACCAGTATCGCCTTGATCAATTAATCCCTTGCTGGACGGATAGCCAAACATTTTAGAGCCGAGACGGTGTGTAAATCGAGATGTGCCGCCAACTTCAATTTTAAAATCACGATTCGACTTTGCCCCCGGCTTGCGAATGACATTGTTTATGTTGTCTGACGCGGTGTAAATACTGACACCGGGATCGGCAACATACTCAACACCATCAACATTATTGAGGCTGCTCGTACCCTCAATGTAATAAATTCCTGTATCCGTTTTCGGCAAATAAATTTTGCATGGGCGATCGGCAATCGCAGCGACAAACGCAGCATGGTTATTAGTGCCAGTAGAGCCGTCCCAATCATCAACACCTCCATAGTCGCGGATATCGCGCACTACGTCATTGCGCTGACGCTGCGTAACGCCGCCTTTCGTTCCTGATAAGGTATCACCCTCGTCGCTGGCCAGCTCTGTTCGCAGCGTCGCATCACCAACAGAACGCCACCCATTTGCATCTATGCCACCAGCGGTGGTTGGGGTTGAGTTTGCAGGAACGACTTTAGGGTATTCGCCATTCCAAACATAATAATTACCATCATCTAACCATTGCAGTGCCTGAGCTCCATTGTCGATCGTAGCACCAGACTCAAAAGAGAATCCGACAAGCGGTTGATATCCAAACTTACGTATCTGCTCAGCAATCCATTGCTCCATTCCGAAAAATGTTTTCCGCTGGTTCCCGCGTCTGTCTGTCCAGTTTTCTTCTGTCATGTTATTCACAGCATTATCGAGATTCTGAGCATTGTCATAGAGGTCTTGCGCAGCAGGAGAACCTAGTGGATTACCGGTTTTATAGGTGGTCATCTAAATACCTCAGGTATAAAAAAACCCGCCGAAGCGGGTTTCAATAGGTTGGTTAATGTGGTTTTAGTCATCAGACGTGTTATCTGTATCGCCTGGATACGTCGCGTCGTCATACTGATAAAGTAATGGGGTGTACTGCTTAGCTGTTACTCCGCACGTTCCGTCAGAATCCGGCTCTATAGAATCAATAATCACATCGTGTCCAACGCGTGATGATGAACAAAAAATCAGGCGAGGAGGTTCAATATATGGGTCGTTCATAATCCACCCTGATGGCTCTAATGCGTCACTGTTAGGCACCGCCAATGTGTAATCATTAATGCGGATTGGCGTCAGCAATGCAGACGCCAATCCGTCTTGATGCCTTATAAGTACTCGCGGATTTTCAAAGTCCCAATCCAGTGACTCGCTTACCGTCAGTGTGATTACATCATCGTCATAGTGCATTTTGGTGATAAGACAACTGATAGTGTTACTGCCCGGAATATCATCAGTGAGGATGATTCGATCCTTGTACTCGTAGCACAGCGCATCTAATTCAGTGGTAGTTGTGTGCGTTAACCGTTGGTTCCGGTACGCAATCAAACGCCGCATACCGATACGGTAAGCTCGGTCCTGATTAATAACCCCATCAAGCTTGTAGTCCTCAATCTTGCGGGGAGTTGGATTATCGGCAGTACGGCACTGAACGGTTTCTTCCGCCCATGTGACACCGTTGATGTATGTAACGTCTACACCGTCATAGTCATCCTCAGAAGGGGCGGAAAAGGCAGTCTGCATCGGCTCAGTCATTTCTTGCGGTGTGATAACGCCAGTCCACGGCTTAATACCCTCTCGCCCTGCCGACATCATTCCGTCTGACAAAAGGAAGTACCCCATCCCTGCGCCGGTGATTTTTTGCAAAACTTCCAGCGCCGATGTACTGCTTTCACCCGCAACCCAATCAAACTTTTCTTCACGGGGCGTCCAGTAATTTTCCTCCAGATCATCTATTGCGCTGCGATCAATCTCATCGTCAGTTACACCCAAGCTATGCAAAACATGGTATATAGCGCCGCTGATTTTACGGCCGTAATCACGAGTTGCTATAAGACTGACACGGCGATCGGATTGTGCTGCTATACGGTTACCAGTTCTGACTGTCAGAGCAATAGTTGTGATACCTGCGTAACTGGTAGGCCGGCGAGGCAATAAAGATCGCAATGATTGCCAGTAGACTAGATCGCGAGTAGAACCGCCTGCGGTTGCCGTTGCTCTGCGGCAACGAACTTCAATCTGCCCCGCTATGGGAACATCGAAAACCTCGGTGAAACCTACAGCGTCTTCTGACGCATCTGAATAATGTATTGATTTATCAGTCCAGTCATCATCGCCGACTACACGATACTGAATAGCAACTGTAACGCCAGCCCCACCTTTGTTCCCTTTGTTATCGTAAGAACACAGCCCGCTCGTAAAAGCAAAATTAATCTCAAACTGATTAGTAGTCTCACTGTCTGGACACGCCATATACGGCCCTAGCCAGTTGTATTCATCATTAAGTCCGGTCACTGACGCATCAAGCATTGTTCGCTCGATAAAACCAGTCCAGGAAGGGTCAACCTCTGTTGTTTTTGTTGTAGTCTCCTCTCCAGTATCTGGATCGGTGACTGTCGTCGTTACATCGATGACACGAACAACACTGATCGTTACACCATCAATTTCTGTGATTCGATATCTGAAATCAGATGTTCCGATAGTCAGTCGCTGAGTACCTGTTGGTATGCCATTAAATGCTGCCCCCGTAGCGCTACCGTACGCCAGTGTGATTTTTGCCGGGGAAGAAACGCTTAAATCATCATCAGGGTCGGCCTCTTCCGCAGGGGAAAAGCTGGCAATAAATAGGGAAAAATCCTTGTCGTTGTAGTCGAGAATGATAGGCATGCCTACATACGGAGCCAATTCATCAAGAGGGCCGCTGATGACGTTATACCCACCGACTGTACTGACATTGAAATCGTCTGGGGCGCGGACATAAATAATCGTTCCCTGTTCCCAGGATTCTGGAATCACAGGGTTAGATTCAGTCGTTTCGCCAGTTAATGAAATTGACGTGCCTGATACAGTTACAGCATCAGCATTAACTGATGTGGTTTCTGGCCCGCTAGAGCCCAGATCGAGGCCAGCAGTGCCAGCATTCGTTCCCCCGACTTCTGGGGCGCTGTACCAGTTTTCTGAACGCTCATCAGCAGACACATCAGCACCAGGTGGATAAATGGTGTACTGAACATCATCGCCAAATGACGATATCGGTGTAGCACCGATTTTTATCCCAGATCGCGGAATTGAATGCTCTCCAACTCCGACACAAAGGAATAGATGGGTATAGTATTTTTTCTTATCGATAAAGCGGCTGACGGGCGGAACAACATAATCAGGAAAAATTTTATATCTTCCGAATATCTCCCTGATTGGGTCGCCCAATTTAGCCGAGTTGGCTTTTGCCGGATTCAGTTCCAGAGAGTCACCAGAACCAGTTTGTGAATATCCGCTTGTGTCTATATTACTCATCATGATCAATGAGTACGCAACAGATGCAACAGCAACGGCAACAGCAATCCACGCCAGAGTAGCAGCTTCGAGGCCGTACGGTATCGGGTACATCCGAACATCATCGTCAGCGTAAATATTACATCTTTTCCATTGCGCTGGATGAATAGGAACTCCGTTGATTTCTACAACGATCGGATGAGTCATTTCAAACTGCCAACCGCGAACATTACGTAAAAACCAGTCATGAAGCGTCAGCGTTCCGTGAGCATGGGTTTCTAGTGGCTCACCGGGCAAACGAGACGGATAAATTCGGATAGTCACTGGTAATACTCCACATTAACAAAACGACGCTCAAACCGTCTAAGCGGCATAATCGTTACGTTGGTTTTGGGATTGCATTCGATCGCATGGAGAACACCATTTAATTCCACGACGACAGCTACATGAGTTACCAGAGAGGCGCTATAGCAGGCGATACCAGCCCCATTCACTGGAGCGCAAATCGACAATTCCTGCATTAGCCCCTTAGCTTCGCAATCAAGTCCGTTATCGTCTTTGGTTACACCGTTAAACTCAGGCCACGGAGACAACCCCAGATCACGCCGCACTTCATTTACAATGCCGAAGCAGTCAAGGTACGGATAAGTGCGCCCGCCCTTCTGCCAAATGACAGAACGGTATTTATCAATGTTAATCATATGAATCCCTACGAGATGTAGCGTAATCCGGGAAACTCAGGAAGGGTAAAGCGGCGGCGAGGCCATGCCGTATCCAGCACATTCATGTAACCGGCTGTAATCTGAACCTCTGGAGCCGTCCAGTAGCCCCCTTTCACTTTCATTGTCCACGGTCGTTTCACTGGAGCTGATAAATATGCGTCCAGATACTCACGATACGTAATCAGCATTCGTTCGTTAGCATCAAGAGCGATGCGGATTCTGTTTGACACAACCCCGTCAATATTGCTGATAGCGAATCTCAGGTCTTGTGTTCCGTCTGCGTTTCTTGCTGGCAGCGCAATATCCATTGCGCAGGCCGTAAACATTACGTCTGCACCAGACTCCAATTTTGCGTGAATATCATCCCAGCCCTGCGTTAGGTAATAGCGATCGGTTCCAATAATTATTTCTAACGTCAGTATGCGAACCTCGCGCCCGCTGGACGCATAAACGCGATTTAATACAGCAGAACCTGTCATTGAGGCCACTCCCTGTTTAGCGCTAGATCGATAATACTGCTGTTAGCAATGTAATCAGGAAATTCCCCCCAGCCGTCCGGGAGAATCGGTCGTTCCCATAATTCCAGCGTTGCAGAAAACTGGAAGTATTTTGGTGCTATCAACGTTGGCCCCTGATAAATATCGATGAATCGGCATTTATAAAACTCCAGACCTCGCGGGGTGTGGAGTTTCATATAAAACCATGCGGCACCGTCGGTCAGCGAATCATGAAAAAATGACTCAAACAGCATCGACTCCCCGTCAGTTTTAAACGTCCATTTCACGGTTGCCTGCGTGGGTGTTGATTTGTATTTTCGCCGCTGTCGCGCTCGGCCGGATGTCATTTCCGTTCGTGACAGTGGAGATATTGGCTGAAATCCGTAGCCATCCATCAGCGGGAGCGGCAAATAGTCATGCGGATAGTAGATATCTGGCATTATCGTTTTCTCCGAGACGTACCCCATCCGCTGCCAAGTGCTTTAGATACCTGCCCCTGGCCTGAAGCTAAATGATTTACGACCATTTGATAGCCCTGCATTGCACCTTGCTTTACTGTATTCTGCATCATCACCATCGTCCGATCGTCGGGGTCTCCGTTTACCTGTATTGTTGGGGAGTAAATAAAACCAGCCGCCGCAGACTCTCTTTCTTCCTGCTTTTGCTGCTGAACCATTGCAAGAGTGGAGTCTAACTTTGCTGAGGTTTTGGCCGTTACAACTCTTTCCCCCTTCTGGAGCAGCCACGTTCCTGTTTCTGGAACGCGATCGATACCGTCGTGAGCCATGCCAGCCAAAGCGGACGCAGAAATTGCAGCAACTAAAGGCGTGGTAACGGCCGCAGCCGCAGCCATCGCTGCTGGTGCGGCCGCTGGGCCGATAATGGGAATTGCCGCCGTCGATGCAAATGCAGCTAATTGAGCCTGGAGAGCCGTGGCCTGAGCATTGCTGACCATTGCAGGAGTCTTTGCGCCTTGAGTTGTTTTTTCAACAACTAACTGAACAGCTTGGTAAACTAACCATTGTGCTGCCATATCGGTTAAGGTTTGAATAACAGCTTTACCCATCCCTGCAAATGCATTTTTTAGAGCTTCACTTGCAGACATTGAGCCATTAATTATTCCCTCCAAGCCATTTGCTATCGATGATGTTGCGCTATCCAAAATTGATGAAGTAGCATCAGCAGCCATCTGACTATAATTTGTCGCCTCATCCGCAAACGTTGAGAGTCGATCAGTCACACCGCCCAGCCAGTCAGCTCGCTGCCCATCAGATGATTTATAATAGTCTGCCTGTATTTCCAGTCTTTCGTTTAAAGCCTCTTTTAAAGCCTCAGTTTCTTTCTTATATAAATCTTCCGATATAGATCCATTCTGAAAGTCACGCTGCAATTCACGTTGCTGTTTTGAAAAGTCGCTCTGAATGCTAATTATTTCACGCATTCTCTCGCGAGCTCGTTCTCCATCCCCCATACCAATAAAATCTACATTATTCCTTTCTCTAGCTGATGCGTTGTTTTCAGATAATGAATCTTTGAATGTCTTCAGCTTCTCATAGATTTCCCGCTGATCAATCAGTGCGGCATTTCTTGCTAGTTCCTGTTTTTGAACACTGGTTAAGGTGGATAGCTCGCCCTGAGTGGTTTGATACTTTATTTTTGCAAGCTCGGTATTCTGGCTACCAAGCGCTAACTGCTCGCGCTGCTGTTTAATTAGGCGATCATAGGTATCAACCGCTTTTTCTTCGTCAGTTTTGGGGCCTTTCTTTGTTGGTTTGTTTGCCTCATCATTTCTCCATTTATCCAGATTATTATTAATATAATCCTGTCTGGATTTCTGATTTGCTGGATTATCTGTTAACCCTAATTCATCGGCGGAATATCGGAGACGCGCCAGCTCTTTGGCCTCACCTTTTAACTTGGAAAGCTCTAAATCCTGACGACTTTTTTCCAGTGCGTCATTTTGTTTGTCGGTTAGCTTAGCGTCAGAGACTCGAAACGGGAATGACGTGCTCCCCTGACGAGCGGATAATAAATCATTACCCAGAGATAGCAGGCGGTTAAATTCTGTGTGCTGTCCATTCATTCGCAAAAGAGATTGATACGCAGCATTCTGTTCTGCGGCCTGTTGTCGGATTAACGCGACTCGGCGATGCTCTAGACCGGCCAAAACGTTTTGAATATCTTGAGCCTTACTTTGCAGGCGCGATAGGCGATCCTGCTCGACAGATAGGCTTTCTGTCGCTGAAGATAGGCCGTTTGTTGCATCCTCTACACTCATCAGATGATTAATCATGTAGCCACCGACTGTTAAGCCGGGATTTGCCAGTATCTTTTGATAACCCTCAATTTCGACGCGAATAAGACGAACCTTTTCTTTCTGTTCGTCAATTAATCGGTTTTGCTCTGATAGTGATGATTGTGTTTTGTTGTAATTATCTGATGCATCAGCCAGCGACATTGCGCCTGATTTTTGACGAATTTCATCAATAGTGCTGGCATATTCCTGAGCTGATCGGCGTGCTTGCTCTTGCCGCTGATACATGTAATACCACGCTCCAGCGCCCAACATGACAAGTCCGGGTACTCCTCCCACCAGCCCTAACGCACCGGACATTAACCGAGAACCAACGGCAGTGACGTTATTTAGCGTTGCCTGCGCTGCTGTTCTCGCGGAGACGTTTCGAGATAGTGAGCTTTGTGCAACGTTGAGCCGTCGTTCTGCTGCTGCCTGCGCATCAGTACCGCGTGCAGCGACTAATGCCTGTTGAGCGCGATAGATGGCTGAGCGGGCTCGAGCCACAGCAATCTGAGTGCCACGAAACTGTGCATCAGCTAACGCTACCTCACTTTTTGCAGCCGAAATTATCCCAGCAGTCGCACTGTATGCGCCTGACGCCATGCCGCCAAAATATCGGGCAAATCCAATGCCTACCAGCGCCGCTCCTGCCGTGGCCACTGTGTCGATATTATCTGCCAGCGTACTGATACCGCCAGATAGCGCCTGGGTAGTGCCGTATGCGCTATTCGTCTCACCAACGTATTTCTTCATGTGGTTTGACAATTTAGTGATCGCGTCGCCAACCGTTGTTGGCATGTTTTCCGCTAATTCTGCATTTTTCTGCTGAGCGGCAATTACAGCATCAGCAAACTGTTGCATAGACAACTTGCCGTCTGCGGCTAATTTTTTAACTGCGGTTTCTGTGGTTCCCATTGCGCGGGCAATGTCACCAACAACTGTCGGCATAACCTCCATCACCGTGTTCCATTCATCGCCGGAAACTTTGCCCAGGACCATTGATTTAGACAGAGCATTAATGGCCGACTGCCCTTTATCAGCGCTGGCGGCATTGATTGTTAATGCGCTGGAAATTGAATCAATAAAGTCTATGGTTCCAGAGGTTGAATAACCCAATTCTTTCATCGCGTTAGAGCTGCGAATAAATAGCTCGGCTTGTTCCTCAATTGGTTTATATGTGCGGTCGCTGATCTCCATTAAACGACGCTGCACCATTGCTAATTCATCGCTGGATTCAGTCGCCATTCTCATGCGTGATGTGACTTGCCCCCAGTTATCAGCCATCGTTACTAGCGATGTAACAGACATTGCACCCACAATCCCCGCAGCCGCTGATTTGATACTGACAAACTGATTATTCAATTCAGCAAATGCCCGCTGGCTCTCACGTGCCGCCGCAGCCGCCTGACGGCCACCGTTCTGCATGGTTTTATAATAATCCCCACCCATGCGAGAAGCGCGAGAAATTTCAGACTGAAATGACTGAGAATTAGCCGAAATTTTTATGATCAGTTCACGCAGCGTTGCCATTCAATTTTCTCCAGGCATAAAAAAACCCCGACTGGCGGGGTTTTTTTTGTGTCACTTTCGTTAGATGGTAGTCTTGCTTACCGTGTAGTTTGTTACTACACCATTTGAAAATTGAATCATTAACGTCTTTCCCTCTGCTTTTCCAAAAGCAGTAGCATGGCTATAAGTCCACATAAAAATCCGATTACCATCGGAATCTACGGACTGAGACATTGGTGATCCAAAATACGAAATCACGCTCTGTTCAGTAGTCGATCCTTTATGGATATTTGCCAACTGGGATTCATCAAAATTTTTCCCTACTGATGCACAAGCGGATAATACTAACGATACAACTACAGATATAAATATTTTTTTCATTACCACCCCCTTTAGTAACAAGTGGTAACATCCTACAGCCTGTTTGCACAGCGATCTACTTAACTGGAAGCCTGGGCAAGAAACGCCTCAAGATTACCGAACGGATCGGCCTCTTTTTCCTCTTTACCAGACCAATCTAGCATCGCGTCAGTGAGTGTCACTTTCACTCCTTGAGCGCCATATACAGCACTGACAATCTGTGCGGTCTGAATGTCGCCTCGCATATCACCGATCGGAGAAATTTTGTCGTACTCAATCCACATCCTCAGTTCACTGGCCGTCATTTCCTGATGCAGTTCTGACAGCGTGCGCCCCATCCTGAGCGACAGCGCCATCAAAAACTGCATTCCCGGCTGCGCTACTTTTTTTTGGCGATCTCCGCATCGTTGATGATATCCAGCGCCTGACGTAACAACCGGCTATGCACAGGGCCGTAAGCGCTCTCGACCTCTTCAGCATCATCAACAGAGAATACCGGCTCGCCGTCTTCATCACGCAAGATGTCGATAAATAATGTGGCATCAGCGTGAAGATTACGGCGAGCGCGTTCTGACACTGACACCGATTCACTGTCATCGTCGGTTTTTATGGCGTCTTGCCAGCGCAGCCATGCTTCAGCGCTGGGCTCGCGCAGAATTACCTTTACACCCTCCCACTCCGGCACCTCAATAGACTTCGTGAGAAAACCCGCGCCGGGCGCTAGCGCCAGCGATTTAATGCTTTTCTTTGCCATGCTTTTATTGCTCCAGATTAGCTAATGGTGACTGTGCAAGACGCGGACGTAATCGTTACTGGCGCTGATGCTGAGTCAGTGACCTCACACGTATACGCGCCTGCATCACCAGCATCGGCAGTAGATTTATTGAATGATGCTGATGTGCGGCCACTTAACACTGATCCGTCTTTCAACCATTTGAATGAATACGGCGCAACTCCACCACTTGCCACAACCGCCATCGTCAGCGCAGCACCTGTAGCTACGGTTCTGGTCGCGGGTAGATTAGTTGTGAAAGACAATGGACCAGGGACAATGTTTGTTGGCTTGCCTTTCAGACGTAGCGAGAACGTTGCGTCCACCACACCGTTTGTACCTGATGACCACGTATGCTGGCGAACTTCAGCAAGAAATTGAAAGCCATTACCTGATGGGAAAATTACCTGAAAGGCATAGCGCGTGTCGTTATCGTATGCGTCGCGCAAGGCGTCTTGTGCAGCATTGCGATAAAAGTTACCAGACAATGAAATTTCAGACTGCGCAGGCAGGCCGTTAATGTTTTCCATTTCGTCTGAGCAAAGCGTCGTTACGTCGATGTCGTTTTTCTGTCCACCAGTGAACTGAATTTCCTTGATGGTGCAACTCAGATCGAGAAACGTGGCTGATTCGATACCTTCAAGCGTCGTTGGCGCTGACGAGATTTTGATTACCGTTTTCTGTGACTTTTCATAAAGTGCAGACATGGGGATTTCTCCAAATAAAAAACCCGCCGTAGCGGGTTGGGATAATGATTACGTGGGGTTAGTCGATGAACTGGAGTTCTGCTGTTGATCGGTACAATCCTGTGTCAGAGTCATGCCCATGCGTCAGCATCTGGTTGCCTGGAGATAATGGCGATACTGCATCTATGACCTCGCCGCAAATCTCACGCGCCTGTGCGATGGTTTTCGCGTACACGTCAAACTGAACCGATGATGTTGTTTCAGCGGGACCGCACAGCACATCAGCGGACGGCTGGGACACGAACGAAAATACCACCCACGGAGCAGAAATATCCGGTTCACCCTCGCTATTCAGCGGAATGATGTAGGGATAAACGTTACCGCCAGCCAGCGCGGAGATTAACGGGTAAATATCGGTTTCCGTCATTTGCTCAGCACCTCATCAATAGCGCGATTAGCTCGTGCAATAGCGGCATTCGCGGCTTCTTCTTGCCGCACGTCGAAAGCTGGGCGAACAAACGGGTGCGCAGGCATATCAACAGTACCCATCTCAACAAAGCGCCAGTAAAACGCATTGCGCGGGTTGCTGGCCTTCATTTTATTGTCGCTGTTACCCGTTGTTGGGTTAACGCCGCGAATATGCACGCCAGACGATATTTCCCCCTTTCGCTGTGACTTTTGCGTTACCACCACAACGTTTTTACGCATTTTTCCGGTGCGTGAATGAGCGTTAGCGATAACCTCTTCTTTCAACACCTCGGCGCCGGCACGTGTAGCATCACGCAGTACCTTGTTATTTTCTGCCTTACTTAATTTCTCCAAATCCTTAGCGATATCATTCAGGCCAGAGAAATCGAGGCCAAACTCAATCACGCTTCACCCCCTGTTTGCACAGTATTTCCAGTCGAGTGCATTTACCGTCTGGAATTGGCGGACCAATGATATCTAGTGTCAGCCCCTTAAATGGGCCATTGAGACAATACAGGCGTGACGCGGCGGATACATCACGACGAAACCGCATCCACACACGAATTATTGCTTCGGCAGATACCGCGCCTGACGCCACTAGCTCGCGGCCACTGATCGGAGAAACTTCAGACCACACTGTAGCGCCATCACTCCACGCCTCAATAGGTTGTCCACCAGCATCGCGAGTTGTTGTGAAATTCTGGATAGTGACGCGGTGACGTAGTCGTCCTATTCTCATAGCACCTCACAGCCCGTAAATGCGATATGGCTGCAAAAGAGATTCAACAGCAAAAGGAATAGCCTGCGCTGTTTGACCAATCGCAACCGTTTCTCGGTTCTCGTACCAATGCCCAATCAATAGCAGCATTGCCACCTGAACATCATCTGTTGGGAGAAGATGATCGTCATCCTCTGCGTAACCCTCCGCTTCTGCGTTTTCGTAAAGTTTACGGCGAGTGTATGTCTCGACATATCTTTCCGCAGCAGTGATATACGCATTCAATAGCGTATCGTCATCATTGCCGGGTTCGACGCGGCAATGCTGTTTAACCAGGTCGATATCCAGCATGATAAGCCCTTATTTTTTAGCCTTTTTGGGCTGCTCTGGCTGCTCTGGCTGCTCTGGCTGCTCTGGCTGCTCTGGCTGCTCTGGCTGCTCTGGCTGCTCTGGCTGCTCTGGCTGCTCTGGCTGCTCTGGCTGCTCTGGCTGCTCTGGCTGCTCTGGCTGCTCTGGCTGCTCTGGCTGCTCTGGCTGCTCTGCAAGATTGTCCACGGTGATTTCTTTTGCATAGCCTTTTTTAAGTAGTTCACGGCCATGCTGCTCCCGCGTCTCAAACTCCACGCCTTCCACGACGACGACGCCGTCGAGATAAATAGGCTTAATTGCGATAAGTTTCATACTGACTCCAAAAAAAAGCGACCCGCAGGCCGCTACACAAAGAGGATTGAATTAGCCACCGTTACCAGCAGGCACTATGAACGAACCATAAACAAAGGCTTCAGGACGTTTAACTGCTAGAGCCAGACGCTCCTCACAACGAATTGTGATCATATTTTTCTCGAAGTCGTCGGCGTTCTCGGTAGAGATAACAACATTCGTTTCTTCACGATCAAATACCTGCGCGCCCGCGCTAAACGCCCCCGTCAGGAATTTCCCCTGGAATGCAGTGGCTTCGGTAGCGACAACCGGAAGCCCCCACAAAGTAGGCCCAGTAAGCGCGGCAGGGTTTGCGAGGATATAACGACCCAGAGAGTCTTTCGTCAGTTCGATTTTTGCCCAGTCGATGAAGTGCAGAACGTGACCGGATGAAGGGAAGCGGGCAAGCTGAGCTTGCAACATAGCGAGACGCAGATCGTCAATGCCATTTTGCTTTTCCACCTGAAATGCTGCTGCATATGCGGATGCCTGCGGAATGATGCCGTCAAGATGTGCACCCGTACCATCACCGAAAAGAATTTCCTGCTCTTCGACATACTTCAGGCCAAAGCGCATTTCTGCATCAACCTGAGACTGCAATTGCGCGAAGTCATCAAGGATCTGCTTGGATGCCTTGAAAAGATGCGCAATGGTTCGAACTGGCGTGATTTTCTCTGCAAACTCAATATTGCTGTATGGTTTCGTTGTATTTTCCGCCACAGCAGCAGCATTGTTCGTGAATCCGGTTTGTTGTACCCAGTAAATGGTGTTCGAACCCGTTGTGCCAGGTGCAATCAGATCGCGAATAAACAGGCGTTGTTTGGGGGCAGTATCAATGCCGGGCAGACGATCCGGCGCAACAATATTCCCCGGAACATCGCTGGAAATCATCGCGGCTTTCACCGGAATAGATAAACGCTGGCTTGCAGCCACGCTGGCAGCAAAAGTTTTCAGGGCTTCAGCAGAAATCACCTGCTGACCGACAGATTCGATAACCTGTTTAGCATTTGCCAGCGGCATCTGCGCCACATGCTGCTCCAGCTCCCCCAGCGCAGCCTTCAGCGTTTTTTCAGCAGCAGTCAATGCGTTAAATTCAGAGGCCATCTTGTCCACTGCGGCTTTAGTCTCTTCAGACAATTTGCCGGATTTTTTTGCCTCATCCAGCGCTTCCTCAGCCTTTGCATTGAATTTCCCAGTTGCTTCTTCAATGCTGGCAGTGACCTTTTTCAGAATATCGTTTACTTCAGACATAACATCTCCAGATTATTAGCACGCCGATACCAGGCCGCTTAATGCGGCATTCAGATTGGCAAGAGTTTCAGGTTTGATTTCAGCAGCGCTTGGCGTGCTTTCGTTGTCGGGGATAGCGCCAGGCGTACCACCCGTTAAAGATTTAATAAGACGGCGACGCTCTGAACGTGGCGTGTTAGCCTTTGCCAGGAGCGCATCTAATTTTCGTAGTGCGGCAGCAGGAGAATCATCACCGTCAGAAACCGCATCAGCAGAAAGAAGGCTGTCAGCCAGACCTTTATCCACCGCATCACTTCCACCGATATAGCTTTCTGCATCCATCAACTGTGATACGGTGTCGACATCCAGACCAGAACGCGCTGCATAAATATCCGCCATGGCGCTATCAAACGGCTTCAGATAGTCAGCCAATTCAGCAAAGTCATGACGATTACCCATAGCGAAGATCCAGCAGTTATGGATCATTAAAAATGCACCACGGCCTATCTGAATCTCATCGCCAGCCATTGCGATAACAGAGGCTGCACTGGCCGCAATACCCAGCACTTTCACTGTTACCTTTCCTTCGTATTCACGCAGCAGGTTATAAATCGCCAGACCTTCAAACATATCTCCGCCAGGGGAGTTAATGTTTACGGTGACATCAGCACCATTCATTGACCGCAACGCACCCGCAATACGTTTTGCTGTAACGCCCTCATCCCAGTAATCACGTCCGATCACATCAAACACAGAGATGCTGTTGTCATTACTTGCAGCCGCTCGAATGCCTCCATTCCAGCGTTCCAGTGCGGATGGCAACGGCTCACAGGTAATTCCCGCGCAGGGGCGACCCACCGGCGCTGCCGGAAGTTGTTTTTTTGTCATGGAAAATAGCTCCTACGCAGCCTGTTTAAGCGGCGATTGTTCGAAGGGAATGTCGGGGAATACGTGGCTATGAAGTTGTCGCAATGCCAGAGCCTGAGTCGCCAGATTCCCGTTTCTCAAATCTTCTAGCGGGGTCAGGTTCAACTGAACGGTATAGATATCGCCGCCTTCAATTGGAGGTAAATTCTCCAGACGACGAACGTCATTACGGGACATCCATCCATTTTGCAACGCGCTCGTATAGTACGCTGCACGGCCTGCACTATCTGCACGTAGTAGCCCCTCTACAGAGAACTCAGCAAACAGGTCTTCATCCCCATTCAGCAAGCAGCGGGAAATTTCCTGCTCAATATTTACAAGAAGTGGGCGCAGTGTATGGGTGAGAAACAGCAGGTTCATCCCCTCCAGTGAGGACGCCCAACTGCTTTGTTTTGTCGTGTGTCCGACCATAAACGGCGGCACACGAAACCAGCGGCAAATCTCTTCGATGCTGAAAGAGCGGCTTTCAAGAAGTTGGGCAGCTTCTGGATTCATAGTGACATTCTGATAAGTCAGTTCATTTTCCAGAACCATTAACTTCCCGGCATTTTTTGAACCGATAAATGCGTTCAGATTTTTACGTAGGCGCTCACGCTGCTCTTTATTCAGTGCCGTTTTTGATGATAGGAATCCCGTACTTTGTAACCCGTTCTCAAATATCTTTGCGGCCGCCTCATCAACCGACATCGCAGCACCAAACACATCGACACCCGCCATCGTTGGCATCATGCCGCACACCCCATCCAGCCCAAACCCGCGAATATGCATCAAGCGCTCTGGGGATATATCTCGCTGCTTGCCGTTTTCCGTGTATGTATACTGTAATCGGCCAGTATCCAGCCGCTTTACCACCATGTTCTGGGGTAATAGCGGAACCAGAGAGACAAGCTTGCTTCCTATGAAAAACTTTTCAACGAACGCGTTGCCGCGTAAACAGATACTCGCAACCACTAGCAACATAAATCGCGATGGCGTCATTTCCGGATTTGGTCGGCGGCACAGAACCTGATAAGCCACATTGCCCTGAGCCAGTTTTCGTGAACCGTCAGACTGACGCTCATAAATTTTCAGCGGTAGTGTTGAAACCGATTCGCTTAACAGCCGAACACATGCCCAAACTGCTGACAACCTCATGATTTTATCTGCTGTAACGGTTTTACCACTGCTACTGGTGCCGAACCATTCCTGCCAGAATGTCCCGTTCGTCAGGCTGATTGGTACACCCAGCCAATTTAAAAGGGCGCTTTTTACGCGCCCTGGTTGTTTATTCTTAGCCATCAGATACCCACTATGATCGGATCATCGAAAAAGCCCTCAACATCGCCATCATCAGGCTCATACCCTTCAGCAGCACCGATCGCCATCGCTGAAGACACAACGCCATCAATGCGCCCCGTGCTTTTCTTCTTGGCAAATATGCGGTTTTCTTTTTGGTCTGCCTCAGTTACCGCAGATGCTGCATTCCAGCGCAAGCAGGGATTGGTTTTGATAATGATTGCGCTGTCATCCAGAGCTTGTTCAAACAGCTCTATGGAGTGTGGCATCCATAGCCCTGAATCCTGCGCCTTGTAATAGCCTTGCCCGTGAGGAATAAGCGGAACGTAAACGGACGCCTGCTCCAGTTCAGGCTCCAGATACTTGATTCGATATTGGTCAAAAGCAATGGCCTGGATAAAAAACATCAGGGAGAGTTCGGCTATTCGTTCAGCAACAAAGCCATATTTAACAGCCTTACCTGGTGTCGTATGAATGAATCCCTTACGCTCCCAAGCGTCGTACGGAACACGGTCAGTTTTCGCCCTGTCTAATAACGTTTCTTTCGGTGTCCAGAACTCGACAAACAATTTCCGCTGTTTTGGAAAAAACAAAGCCAGAGACGTAAGGTCACGTGAACCAGAGAGATCAAGACCGCCGTAGCATTCTTCCCCCCGCAACTCATCCAGATCGAAATCATCTTCGCATCCCATCCAGACATCACTACTCATCCACGGATTATCAGCATCAACCCACTGACAGAAATTCAGACGTCTGACGATGCTTTCTTTCGATGGCATGCCACGCGCCTGTGTCACCTGCTCGCGGAGATAGCGATCTGTGAATGTGTGTCCTAATGATGGATTGGCTTTTTTCCAACACGATTCATCTTTGAACGGGTCTTCGCCATCATCCAGAGAACAAATAAACGAAAAGAAACTGTCGTCCTCAATCGAGCCATCGGCGACCTTGCGTCCATACTCGTGATAGTCATAGCAAACACTAGTTTTATCGTGCCCACTGTTTGTGATCATGAAAACTAGCGCCTGTCGCCGACCTTTCGTGCCGGCACGCATCATCTCAACAACTTGGTTGTTCTTATGCTCGTGGATTTCGTCAATTAAGGCGCAGTGTGGGCGTGGGCCAGACTGACCATCATCCGAACTGATAGGCCGGAAAAAAGAACCGGTCTGCAAAAAGGCCAGGTTCCACTCCTTCCCTGCACCACCGGATTTATTAATTCGCTGCGCCAGTGCAGGAGACTGATCAACCATCGCCACGGCGTCACGAAAGAGGATCATGGCCTGGTCTTTTTTCGTTGCAGCCGCATATACCTCAGCACGCGGTTCTTTGTCAGCTACCAGGCAATAAAGCGCTATTCCAGCGGCCAATGGGGATTTACCCGAACCTTTCCCAGATTCAACATACGCCATGCGATATCGACGATAGTTATCATGGTTTTTCCAGCCGAATATCGACCCCACAATGAAACACTGCCATGAAAGAAGATTGAATGGCTTACCTTCATGTTCACCGCCGTTTAGCTTCAGTACTTTTGCGAAAAAGTCGATCGCTCGCTGTGCGGCTTCGGCATCCCAAATCAACCCGCGGGCATGACAGGATTCCAGATCGGCGAGATGTCGATTACAGGAATTTCGGATATCTGGACCAGCAATTTCTTTACCCGACGTTACATCCATCGCGTACTGCGTGGCTGGATCAACCGAAGAACTGGTTGAGCGGGTCTTCTTCTTTTTCTCCACCATCAACATGTACCTTAGATCGCGCCGCTGGCGTCAGGCCAAATTCCACTAAATAGCTTTTGAAGCGGCGATCAGCGTCAGCCAGCATCGCAACAGCAGGATTTGCCTTGATAAGAAACCCGCCCTCAGTCTGAACCGTATACGTTCTTCCCTCATCAGCGATCGTATTGCGCAGTTGCAGGATATCGGCATAGATGTCACACAGACGTTCCAGCGCAAAAACATCTGCTACCGTTAACACCCCCATGCCATCCAGAAGTACGGTCATTCGCCCCCAGGCTGTTTTCCCCCAATCAGAGAGATGAGCTGGAGGGCTGGGAATCTCTCGAGCCGGCAGAGGCTCTTTGTTATTAAGTTTTCGTTTGCCCGGATTACCGGTCAC